TGATATTGGCACACCGTATGTCACGCGAGAGGACATGCAGGACAGCATCAACGAGTTGTATGTGCGTGTCGATCACCTGCAACGCACCGTTGATCGCAACAACGAAAAGATAGCTGAAATGGAGAAAAGTTTGGCCCTGTTTGTCCATCTTATCTCTGATAAGCTAGGGGTTTCCAAGGGAGAAACGGATGGCTGATCTCAAGAAAACCATGACCCTTGTGTCTGAGCTAAACCATAGTCATGGCGTAACTCAGCGCGGCGGCAAGAAGTACACCCAGGTGGTGCATCGAATGGAAGCGTTCCGGCAGATGCACGGCACCGACTTTGGGGTGGACACAAGCATCTTGGTAGATGACGGCCAGCGTGTCGTGGTCAAGGCCAAGATCCTCAACATGGACGGCGCTGTTATAGGTGCCGGCATGGCAGAAGAGATCAGGGGGCAAGGCAACGTCAACAAGACTAGCGCCTTGGAGAACTGTGAAACGTCTGCCATTGGCCGCGCCTTGGCATCGCTGGGCTTAGCTGGCGGTGAGTATGCGTCAGCAAACGAGATGGATGGCGTGGGGAGAAAGGAAGAAGCTATCGCCAGCCTACCGCCGGCAAAGGAGCCGCCAAGCAGTTTGTTGGAACTGCAACAGCAAGCGGACGCCTACTTGCCAGAGTTTGACAGGAAACAGATCGACGATTGGATGAACGCAGAGTTCACCAAAAAATACATGGAGATCGCTAACAAAGAGTTTCCTGAGATCTTTCAAGACATCAAAGCAAAATGCCAAGCACGCATGAAGGAGCTAAAATCGGATGGCTAGACGCTATGACACAATCACTTACATCAAGCTGTTCCCTAACGTGGAAGGGAAGGGCAAGGCACAGTATAGCAACGGCAACTGGCAACCTTATTCAGCGGAGCAAAAAACTCCTGCGGATCTTACCTTCCGAGAAGGTCAGCGCCACCAAGTCAGCCTGTTCCCCAACGAGGACGGCACTATCTCTATTCGTATCTCACGAGTTACTGAATACGAGGGGGAGGACAGTATCTCTGACGGCATATCGCAGCCAGCCATGAAGCCTATCGGCAACGCGATTAGCCACAAGTATTCCGCGCCACAACCAAAGGCAGAGGACGATGACCCAGACATCCCCTTCTAAGGCGCTTCTAAGCCCTCGTGAGGCGTCTCTGGTGCTGTTTGGCACCGATAGCAAGTCTCAGGTCAACATGCTGCGCACGATGCTCCATAGGGGCATTATCAAAGGCAAGCGTTTAGGGGGCCGCTGGTACATCACGATGCGTGAAATCGAAAGGATCACAGATGGTGGAGCCGAACTTCTTGATCATACCCAGAAATGACGGGGTGGTCGTGAGCCTAGATGGCGTGTGCCATGTCAAACAAATGGATGCAACGCAGATGCTGGATCTTGCCCTGCGTTGCCTCAATGCCGGATTGGAGATGAAGAGAAATGAAGAAGCGCAGCAAACAGAAGACAAGGAGGAGGAGCCTTCCATTTAACTGCGCCCGATGTCAGAAGGCTTGTGACTATACCCATAATGATTGGGTGTCACTTGCCTCTGGCGAGGATATCTGCTGGGCGTGCTACACCAGCAAGATTAAGTGATTACATTCTACGCTTTGGCTTTTTGCCGGCCTTCTTCATCGCCATAGCTGTAGCTGCCTGCTTCTTGGCCTTGGCACCTTTCTTCTTCATGCCACCGCCGGCCTTCATCTTCCCATAGTGTCCTGGCATTATTTCTTCCCCTTCTTGGCTTTGTTGCGTTTGGAGATAGCTGCCGCCTTCTTCCTTGCGTCAGCCTTGCTGCTTGCACCCCATGCGCGGAGTGAAAGTAGTAAGCGCGTTGGTTTGCCATTCTTTCGCTCTGGCCCCCTCATGTTGCCCATGCGTGCTAGAAAGCTGGCCCTGCGTGGGTTATCCCCACTCTTCACAGGTGCCTTGAGGTTCATACCTTGCTTGCGTGCAGAAGCCCTGCCCTTGGCGTTCAGACCGCCCTTGGGGTTCTTGCCTTCCTTGCGCTGCCATGCCGGCGTCTTAGGCATCAGACAAAGCCCTCATGCGTTTGACAAGCCTTTTAGCTCTGTTGGGGACTTGATCGTGCCAGCGGCTGTCAACCATCTCGTCCGCAGCCCTGTTCCAATCCCTCGCATCTACACCAGCCTTCATGCCCTTGAATTTGGAAAGACGCGGGTAGCCGAGGTTGAAGCACATATTGGCAATGACTAGCTGCGCTTCCTCTGGCAGATCATCAAAGTCATCATAGAGGCGCTTGCAGTCTTCCAGCGTAACAGCAATGTCGAGAGCAAACACTTGCCGCACACGCTCATCAGAGACAGGTGTGCCAACAGGTTCACCGTGTTCAGGGTCATCCTCACGCACCAAATGGCCTATCCCAAACGTAGGTAGGCCAAGGTGATCAAGGTATATTTCTAGCTTGCATCCTTCGTCGTCAGCAAGCTCTTCGCGTAGCTTATCCTTGTTCATGCGCGTGCTTTCTTTTTCTTCCCTTTGTTCCCACGCAGCTTGGCAAAGTCAGCACCAGTGATCTTGTTGCGTGGCGCAGCAACCCTTGCAAGTTTCTTTTGCTTGGGAGAATATTTCTTACCAGGCATCATGCTCTCCTTTTGCGCTTGGTTTTCTTCAACATGGACTCAAGCGTTTTGGCTTGACCAGCGTGCGCTTTTGAGGCACCGCGCAGCTTCTTAGCCACCTTTTTAATTTTGGCTTTTTGCCGCTTGCCTATCATGCCCTACTCCTCTTTTTAGCTGCTTTTTTGGCTGTAGGCTTTTTCTTCTTACGGATCAGGTCAGCGTCAGCCTTGCGTGCGCCACCCTTGCCAGTAGCAAAACTGCGCACCCTGCCAGCAGCCCATTGATGCGCGGAAACCTTGGGCCTACTGCCGCTGCTGTAGTAGGCACCCAGCCCTCTTTGGTAGACTTTGCTGAGTGTAGACTTAGATATGCCTGACGACTTGGAGTATTTGGCAATGGTCGCGGCTTTGCTCATCCTCGGCTCCTCTGCTTGCTAATCCTGTTCATCATGGCTGGCGTCAGCTTGCCCTGCTTGTACAGGCGGCGCGTGCGCTTGATCTCTGCCTCACGTTTCTTGGGGTTCTTAGCACCGCGCACATACTTCTTGGGAACACCGCCCTTTGTCTTGGGAACAGACTTGAACTTGCGCTTCATTTCTTCAGCCCCTTGATGCCTCTCAGACCGAATGATGCAGCAATACTAGCATACATTGCCCATTGGAACCAATCAGGGGTGGACTCCAGCACCGCAAAGCCCTCATCGACATAGGGCTGCATAGGCGGGATGAAGCACATGCCTATGATAACTATGAATAAAATCGTCCAGGCTTCGTCTTTCCAGCTATCCTTGCTGGCCTCGGCCATGATCTTTTCCCAGCCAGCTTCATGCGTGGCGGCAACCTTCATCACCTCTGCTTCAGCCTCTGCCTTGGCAACCTTGACCCTAGACTGCGCTGCCTTCTCTTCTGCTTTCCCTTTGAGCCAGCCGCCGGCAAGCTCTGTGATCGCTGGTATCAGTGCCTGTATCATTCGTAATCCACCCTTATGCACATCATCTCTTGGTTGTCCTGACGCACGATATCATGGTCAATCCTTACGGCCTTAGAATGACACTGTTCAAGCGTATCAGCGTCGGTTAACGGAGAAACGGTGTAGTTAAACGGTGACACGGCAGTCACCAGTATGACTACCCAGACCGTGTTCATTTTTCAGAGCCTAGCCACACAGCGAAAGCGCCTGTCATAGCGCCTGTAACGGTAGCAGTAAGGGCTGTGGCTTGCGAGGTCATAGCCTCTGGCGGCAACGACATGAACCATTCGATGACGCGAATGTACATGAACGTCATCACAAACATCATTAGACGCGGCAAAATCTTCCACGCTAGAAAGCGTTCCATAGTCACTTCCATCACAGTCTCCCTTGATGGTGCAGTATCAGCATAGCCAAAGCGCCGAGAACAGCCAAGCAACACAGGACAAAGACAGCAATGATCGTACCTTCCACGATCTTTTTACGCCTGTGTGCAGCAGCAATCTCAGCCTCACGCCTAGCGACTCTGGCCTTAGCTTGAAATCTTTGCCAATCGTGCCAGAGACCAGGACGGCCTAAGATGATCATCATTTGCTTGAGTTCATCTTCTTTCTGACGGATCTGCTCAAGAGCCATAAACTCTTCCAGATCCGAGCCATTGCCTTTCTTAGCGGCCTTGGCTTGCAGCTTCTCTTTGGCACCCACAAACTCTGCGATTGCGTTGCCAGCAGCGGCAATCTCTTTACCGTTGGATACAGCTTGCTTGATAACTGCAAAGGCGGCATTGGCTGCGGCGAGTTCAGCAAGCATCAGTATGTCCTCACATCTTTATCTACCAGCTTTGGCAGACAATAAGCAGTGATGTTGTGGCCTTGTTTGTGCAGTCTCTGGGCAAAGTACACGCAGTCATCAACGCTGCGGAAATACATATCATTGCTAGTGAGCCGCTTATCCTCACCAACACCTACATACACAAACAGTAAAAATACATGGATCATCCATTAACTATGATCCCTATAAGTAATAATATTGTTGTACCAGCGGTACCAACCATGATGTGTTCAATGCGCTTGATGCGCAGGATAGTTTCCTTCCAGCGTTCAGCGCACACCGCCTCATGGGTGTCCAGTTCAGCTTTTACAGATGTAACAGTAGGCTTGCTCATGGCTTAGTCGGCCAAGTTACATCAGAGAGACTGGTAGCGTTATCCGTAATATCCCGCAGCGCCTGACGGTAGTCAGTCTCAGCTTGTGTCATGGTGCGGTCAGATACACCCCACCAATCTGTCTCGGCCAGCATCTTGTTGCGGACGCTGCGTAACGCTCTCAGCCCTATAGTTGCCTCTGCCGTGCTGTCAGCAACCGCATCAATCTGTGACTGTGTTGGCTGCGTTACGCCATCTACATTCCATGCAACGATAGTTGCGCCAGAGCCGTCGTCTTGCAGTTCAACCTCATCCACCTCAAGTTTGCGGCCAACAATATGCTCTAGCTTGTCAATTAGGTCTGCCATCAATCCACCCTCATAAATCCCACTTGTGAGCCTGTGCTTGAGTCACCGTGTATTATCAAACTTCCAGAAGCGGAGTCATCTTGCATGTAGGCATATACCTCAACAAAGTCGCTTGCCGCCAAATTAATAATTACTGAACCAGTGCCAGCATGTTTGCCAATACTTCTGTGGCTTGTCATTTGGAGTTGGGTGAAGTGAGTTTTTTGTCCACCATTAACATAAAAAGCAGCAATAACTTGCTCACCATCATTACCAGCAGAGTCAAACCTAAACCTTATATTAGCTATGCACAGGTAACGCCCAGCCTTGCCTGATGGCACTGTGAACCGTGAGCCATCCCACGCACTGTCACCGTCATATTCGTTAGTAGTAAAGCCTGTAATTTTAGTCCAAGTGTTTCTGCTTATTGTTTGGTTGCTGCCCTTTCGCGCGGTTACGACAGGCGTGTTTGCGACAGCAAGGTTGTTTGCTGTGATGTCGCCAGTGACGGTGACGCCAGATGATGTGGTTTCAAACTTTTTGCTGTTGTTGTGATAAAGCTCGACTGCACCATCAGTTGTCATTACCGCCATGGTTTCAGAGGTATCTTTAAGAAAATTGATGCTTGCACCATTTGATCTTATAAGCAGACGACCTGTGCCATTATCTGCAACATGACTATCAGTGCCATCATGATAAACCTGCAAGTCAGAACCAGCACCAAACAAAGCCTTATCGTTATCAGCAAATCCTATGTTGTTGCCATTAGTGTCTAGGTCGCCACCAAGTTGCGGAGATGTATCTCCTACCAAATCAGTGCTGATGCCTGTCAATGAAGAGCCATCACCAGCAAACGCTGTACCAGTAACAGTGCCGGTTACTGTGACCCCAGCGGACGTTGTCGCCAGTTTTGCAGAGTCATTATGAAAAAGCGTGACTGCGCCACCATCGGCAAAGGTTGCCATCTCATGACCGTCTGCACCGTCGATGTTCAAAGTTCCTAACACAGTGACGTGACCGTCAGTGCCGTCCCAATACATAGAAACATCATCACCAGCGCCAAACTTTAATCGCTCTACCTCTGCGCCTGTGCTGTCACCAAACTCAATATTATTGCCGTTCGTGTCCAAAACGCCGCCAAGCTGCGGGGTGGTGTCCTCAGATACATTCGCTATGCCAGGCGCTATGGCAACCCATGTAGATCCTGTGTAATATTTTAGCTGGCTAGAAGTGGTGTTGAAGTATAAGTCGCCAGCGTTTAACGCATCGCCATCGTTGTCCACAGTTGGGTCAGATGACTTTGCCCCAAGGTAAGTATCGTCAAAGTTGTCAGCCGCAAGCTCCGCTGCTGTCTTTGCAGCCTCTGCCGCTGTCTGAGCAGTTTCCGCTGCTGTTTGTGCTGTTGATGCTGATGTAGCACTTGTTGCTGCGTTAGTGGCGCTTGTTGCCGCCTCAGAAGCCTTTGTCGTTGCTGTTGTGGCCGATGCTGCTGCATTTGATGCGCTTGTGCTTGCTGCGCTAGCTTGTGTTGTCGCGGTAGTCGCGCTGGCTGCTGATGCTGTTGCTGATGTGGCAGCATTGGTTTCGCTCGTAGCCGCATTTGTAGCCGACGTAGATGCTTCTGATGCTTTAGTTGTGGCTGTTGTGGCACTGCCTGCCGCAGATGTGGCGCTTGTAGCGGAGTTAGTCGCTGATGTTGATGCGTCAGAAGCCTTTGTGGTAGCTGTTGTAGCTGATGTCGCCGCGTTAGTCTCCGACGTTGCCGCAGCAGTTTCACTTGCAGCAGCCGCTGTTGCGCTAGAAGCCGCCGCTGTAGCTGATGATGCCGCCGCTGTGGCACTTGTCGTCGCTGACGCAGCATCCACGATTAGATCGTACTTGGCGCTGTTTGCGTTAGTGGTAAGCGGCTGTGCGCCGGAGCTTGTATGCGCAGCATTAACGATAAAGATGTTGTTTGTACTGGTGTCCTTGACCAGATCACGCACTTCATACGCTGTTGATGCAGCCCAGTTGCCACGGAAGGTGCCAATCTCTTGTGTAACTTGGATCTCACCGCTGCTATCAAAGGCAAGAACCTTGTTAGCACGGTCAGTTGCTCCAACGGTAAACTCTGTTGAAGTCATTGTATTTGTTCTGGAAATCTTGATGGCGCGGTCTAACTCTTCTTGCTGTTCTTGTGCAAGGAAGGTCAGCTTATCAAGCGCATCCTCATGCGTGGCCGCTGGAAACGGATCGTTAGCCACATAGTCTGTGGTCTGCGTTTGTGCAGATGTGCGGCGCAACACAACAGTCTCGCCGCTGGCCGGTATGTTGCCGCCGGTAAAAACTACGTTGCCGCCAGATGCGTTGCCGACATTTGTAACCGTATAGTGGGTGGTCTTGGTCTTAACAGTTTCGGTGCCTGTCGCATCTGTACGGATGATAACCGTGATGTCGTCATCATCGAATATTTTGAAGCCGTAAGCAAAGGTGTCATTAGAACCATTGCCAGAATAGCTGTTCTTGGTAGTGGTGCTGCTAACCGTCATGTCTTTGCTCCTTGAGGTATTTATACCTTATTTCGGCACTAGCGTACATACTGCGATGGCGGGAAGTAAAACTCCTGCCCTGTGTCCTTTTTCATGCGGCGTTCCATGCGCTTAAAATAGCCTGGGTTCGCGAACTCTGTAAGCTCGTACATAAACAGGTAGTCCAAAGCCAGTTTGGCATAGAACACGTTGGCACCCGGTATGTTGCGGAACGCCAAACGCACAGTCTCAGCCGCTGCGTCGTCGCCAGACCTAAACTTACCCCATATCTTGAGTACATCTGCGGCAGTGCCGATTGATGGCCCCGCAAGCGTTTCTAAGGGGCCTTGTCCATACCTGTTAAACTCGCCAAAGATAAAGTCACCGTAAATGCCAGCGCCGCCACCCTGCGTAAATGCTCTAAACAGCAAGTCTGTGTTCAATGTGTAGTCATCATCAAACACACTCATTGGCTCTTTGCCTTTAAGGATGTCTTTCATGGTGACCGACAGATACCCCATCATCGTAGTGCCGACCATCATCTTGGCTATGCCATAGTAGCCGGACATGGCCTTTTGCCGGCCCATGCCTTTGGTTACATAGGTGATCGGGAAGCCTTTTAGCTGGGCCAACATACGAATTGCTTCACCAGCTACCGTGCCACGCGGCAAGCCTTGATTCATAATGGCACGCTCTCTGGCACCCGGCGTTGGAATAGCCGTGTCTGCACTATCTGCGTAGTAAGCAGACAGCCTGGTTCTTAGATCGTCACGAAAATCACGCCGCATTTTGTCTGTGATGTCTAGCTGCCCTATGCGTTCTGCAATCAAAGGATCGAGCTTGGCGTCAGGTATGTCCTCAACCAAGTCAGGCACAAGATAGTTACGGCCATCAGCGGCTTTCATCTCCAAGCCACGGAAAAGACCCCACTCACCTTCATTGACGTTGTAAAGGGCAAGCAATCTGCGCGTTTCTGTCGGTAACTGATTAAACGCACGGTTAGAGTAGTTGGCTAGATCTGCCGCTAAAAGGCGTGCTACACCTACTTTTTGCGTATTGTTCCACCACTGCATGCCAATAGCTTTGAAGTAGAACTGGTGCATCTTGGAGATCATGCCGGGGCCGCTGTCGTTAGCGCCGAACCGAGCATGAACGTCAGCAAGCTCGTTCTCTACGCCCACACCGATTAGATAGGCCAATTCTTTTTGCTGTTCGCTGTTAAACAGCCGGAAAGTATCGCGCAGTGCCGCTGCGTATGACCCAAAGATGTTGCGTTCAGTGTTAGCATTTATGAACGACGCCTTGGTTGCGATGTCTGAAAACGATGAGATCGTTGCAAAGCCCAGCTTTGCCATGTTCTGCACCATCCTGTAGCCAGCGGCGATGCCGGCATACGTTACACCTGTGTTGCCAACTGTAGCTGTGGCACCCAAAGCCCTGGTCGTGCCGTCAAGCTCCGCAAATTGGTTCTTTAGACGCCCCTCTTTGATGCTTTTCTGCACGCCTCTGGGACGGATCTCGGTGAGAACACGCTCAAACATGGCTCTGGGGTTGGTGCCAAACGTCTCAAGCAAACCTATGGCTTGTGCGTCATGCGAAATGCCTTGATACACAGCTTCTGACAGGTTCATGCGGCTATACTTGTTGGCATAAGCCAGCGCAGACTTGCCGCTCTTGAAGTGAATAATACGCTGCGCACTTAGCCTTTTGGCAAGATTAACAGGCCCGGTGAACTGCAAAGGACGCATAGCTCTGGATTGATCACTGCCACCCATAGCATCAACGCCGTCAGCCTTCATGTGGTTTCCGCTGACGAGGTTGTCCCACATGCCGCCCAGATAGTCTTCGACAGACATGCCACGCGGCTTGTTCTCAAGCGTCTTCTCAACGTCCATGTTTTCTTGCACAAACGTAATCCACTCTTGCTTGTCTTCTTGTGTGCCTTTGCCACGGATCAACAGCGGATCGTGATGCTGACGCACCACATAGTTCTCAAGCTCACCGATGTTTGCGCCAGCGCGGTTTTTACGATCAAGCAGACGCTTCTGCACCTTCTTGATTGTCTCTGCAATCTGCCTTGCTTCCCTGCTTCCGCTAGTGCCAAGACCATCGAACATCTCTTGATAAATCTTTTCATCAAGCTCGTTAGACTTGAACACATCAAGCAAGCCGTCTCGTTTCAGTGCAACAATCAGCGCCTGACTGTTGTCCAGCATGATGGCACGCTGTTTAGCATCAACGCTGTGTAGCGTGCGCCTAGCATCACCCACCATCAAAGCAGATAATGCTTTGCCAGGGTTGTCTGGCTCCTGACGAATAACATTCATTACCGCCAAGTAACGACGCGCATTGATTAGGCGGTTGCGCTTCTCAATAGCCGCATTGATCTTAGACTGACGCGCAAACTCAATCGCCTTGCCTGTGATGTCGTTGAGGGTAGTGTCGCCTCTATAGACGCCGCCACGCTCCTCAATCAGATCTTCCATCACCTTGACGATGCCGTCGATCTCTTCTTGCGCTATGGCAATGTTCTTTTCTTGTGCAAACTTTAGAAGCTGCTGACCGCACTCTTTTGTGTTCACGACGCCGCTCCACTTTTGCCAAAGACACAGACCGCTGCACGCTTCACGGCTTCGGGCATATACTCGTCAGCACGCCGTATCGCAGCGTCTGCGCTTTCAATATCGTCTATGAAGTCTTGCGGTAACTCGTCTTCGCTATCCGCACGCGCCACAGTCAACTCTTCTTCTAGCTGCGCAATCTCGTCTACAGTGTCCTGATACTCACGAACCCTAAGATCCATGCCAGACTCGTCCAACTCAACCAACTTTGGTTTGCCGTCGATGTCTACACCAAGATCATAATCCTGTGCCTGGGCCTCATTTTGAGCGTTAAGCGATTCCTGCTGCGTTAGCGGCGCACCCTCTAAGGACGATGGCTCTACATTGCGATCTACAGAAGGCATTGAAAGCTGTTCGTCAACAAACTCGGCCTCCACGATGGCACGATCTAACTGTTCGTCTGTCATGCCAGTAGGGTCGATGCCCTTACGGTCTAGAAAGTCTGCTATTCTCTGGGCGTCATCGAACTGCGCGACAGCCTCTGCGTCGGCAGCGGAGTATTGTTTGTTGCCAGTTTTATCTTCACGCACCGCGTCGATCAGATCATTGATGCCAATATCATCAGCCTGACCCTCTATCTCTGGCGGCAGATAGCCTTCCTCACGCGCGGCAGTAAGCATGTCGTCAACAGACTTGCCACCCTTTGCTGCGCTTACATAAAACTTTCCAGCCTTTGCGGCAGGGATAACCTCTTTGAGATCAGCGGCACCTTGGCTTTCTGGGTCAATCCCGCCGTTTGCCCTAATAAACTGGATCAAGGTTTTTGGCTCTTTCGCACGCAATCTTGGGGGCCGAGCCTTACCCTTGCGCTTGGCCGGCTCACCAAGCGTCGTAACATCGTCTTCTCGGATAACAGTCTCTTCAACGATGTCTCCGGTCTTAGGGTCAAACCTACGCTCAACGCCTCTTACAGACCTGTCTTTTGCCAATCTGTCATTAGCAGCGGCAATGATGTCGGCGTCTTTTGCAGCCTCTTCAACCTCAATGATCTTGCCAGCCTGCACCTCTTGATCATTGACGGCATCAACAATCGCACGCGCAAGCGCCTCTCGCTTGACCGAGCTTGCTTCAATACGATCTGAAATCTTGCCAAAGCCAGCGTGCAGCCCACCACCAAGCACAGCACCAAAGGTCACGTTGAGGAAGCTGTCCATCAGACCGTAGTCAGTGTCTTGTTCAAGAAACGCCTGACCGACGACTAGCGGCTCTACGGCTACCGCACCAACCGTGCCGTTAATTGCGCCACCGACTAACCTGCTACCTGTCTTGCCATACTTTGCCGCCATCGTTGCCATACGCGCTGCGCCAACAGTTGGGATGAACGCACTAGCAATGTTTAATGGATCAATGACAGAGCCAGCAAGCATGGTGCCAAACTGTGCGGCACCCAAACCAAACCCGCCGCGTGATCTGTTCAGAGTAGATCTGAAAGCAGCACGGCGGTCATGGCGTTCTGCAAACAGATTTGCCAAACCCTCTGTGATGCCGTCTTCGTCCACCTCAATGCCGGGGCGGTAATATTGGCTGTCACGGTACTCTTCGGCAGACAACCGGCGTCCATCAGCGCCTGGGCCTAGATATTGGTCAAACGTGCGGTTCAGTGCGCTGAGAGGGTTGTAATACAGCGTCTCATCCAGCGTAGCGCCAAGCACATCTAGGGTGCCAGCCTTCGATATGTCGAAATAGCTATCGAAAGCGTTTTTGTCGAACTGCTGTTCTGGGACGTAAAAGTCTACCATCAGTCAAACAGCCTCAATCTATTTTCGGCCCTTCTTCTTTGGTCTAACTGTCTGATTTGACTTGTTTCTTCAATTACCGGAATGAGATCTTCAAACCGCACTGTAATGAAAGCTCGGTCTGGCCTTATCGCTGTGACCTTGCCAGCAACAGCAAGCGGATCTCTCGGCACCTTACGCGGCACCATGTTGCCGGTTTGATCAACTAGGTATGCACCTTTGTGATCAGATGTTGTGACCCAGTAACCTTGCGACAGATCTTTCATAAACTGAAGGCGTGCAGCCTCGTCACTTTGCCCTGCAAGCGGCGGTATCTCAGCAATGCTTGTGATGTATTCCCGCAGCGGCTCACTTTTGACATGCCTTGTAAGAAGCTCGGAGATTGGCGCTGCTTGGCCTTCAAAGCCTTTCAACATGCGCAGCGGCTTTCCGTTCACCTCGCCAAACGCAAACTGTGTGTTGACCACATTATCAATAGCCTTTTCCACAGCTTCGCTAACAGTCGTCTTGCCATCTTGCATGTAATACATGGCGGTGTTCTGAATCAGGCCATTCATCGCGGTGATGTGCAGCATACGAGATCCTGTGGCACCACGAGATATCAGAGTATCTGACATGCCGCCGATCACGCTGCCGGTGTACTCACTGTTCTGCACGCGAACCTCGTCCATGATCTCTCTGACTGTTGTGTTGCCAAGCTCCGCTTTCAGAGTTTTTACAATGTCAGGACGGTTTGCTGCGTCGATGTCAAAACCTGCGGCGTTGTCAGGGTTAGCTATGATCCATGTATCAGCCAGCGTAAGCACACCCTTGTTCATAAGGTTGCGCATGACGCGGCCCTCATGCTCAACGCCAAACTGTGTGATGAACTGTATCCCAAGCTCTGACTTTTCGCGTGATGTAAGCTCTGGATTTCTAAATTGATCTTGGAACGTGCTGATCTGTTGGTCTGACGCCACGCGAATGTCCACAGGAGCTATCCCCAAACCCTCCTGTATGGTTACTAGCTCTGAAGTTGTAGCTGGTGCTTGCCCTGGCGCACGGTTTGTCTGGATAAATTTTACAGGATCATTGGTAATCTGCGCCTGTCTATCAGCCTCCATCTTGGTAAGACTGTCGATTGCAGTTTGCAGGACTGCCGCTTCATTCGCATCGGCACCCTTTAACTCTTCTCTCAACTGAAGGATTGCGCTGTTACCATCTGCCGCCGACTTGAACTTGATGCCAGAAAAAACCTGACCACCCATAGCAATGCCATTTACAAAGTTGTCAAAGTCGATACCGATTTGCTCATTTTCATCAGAAACAATATCAATATTTGCGCCGATCTGGTCGATCAACTCTGCTGCGTTTTCTGTGATAATTCCTTTGTTGGCTATTAGGATGTTGCCTAGCGCCTCTTTTTGAGAGTCAATCGTTGACGACAACTCACGATCCATAGTGTTCAAGCGATCTTGTGCCAGCCGCTCAAGGACACCTCTTGTTGTTAGTGAAGCGCCTTCAAATTGACCGCTTGCGGACTGCGCGTCTGAAACCAAGGTTTCAAGCTGATCTCGGTTCATACCGACAATGGTTGGTGAAACCTCTTCAATCAGAGAGCGGTTCTTCTCGTTTTGAAGATCATCAATCCCGCGATCCAGCGTGTTGGCGAGGCTGGTAAGAAAGTCAAACCCAGCGCCGCCGAATGGGATGACCAGATCGTCTTCACCTTCCTTGCCTTCAATCCTAATCTCAGTAGCGCCTCTCGTGCGTAGCTGCGCCGCTGCTGACTCCATCTGACTTTCATCCAGATCCCCTGTCAGGATAGAGCCTAAAATATCATCACGCAGATTCGCCTTGATGTCGGCCTCTCTGCCAGCGATCAAACCCTCCAGCGTCTTCTTGGTTGACTCTGCCATGTTTGGCACCGAGCCAATCAATTCGCGTTGTTTTTGCAAAGTTGCGACGCTGTCGGAGTTAGCAATGCCGTTAGAGAAGAAACGCAGATACGCCTCTTTCTGGAAAGTTTTTTCGGAGTAGGCGATGCCGCGCTGCCCTGCCAGGGTGCCTTCGCGAATGTCTGATTTCCCGCGCGATACAATTCCAAACAAATCGCTGATCTCCGAGACAGTACCAGCTTCACCAAGGCCAGCCTCAAGAGTGTCGTTTGTGGTTTGCCCACCTTGAATGGTGCCAAGGTTGTGCGCAGACTTTTTGATATCAGCAGACTGATACGCAAACTTGTTATTTACAGATGCCTTGATGGCTGTTTTTTGACTGTCTGTTAAATCAAGAGTGTCGATCCTCTGTATGAGAGGGTCATAGACCTGCGTTTTCAGTGTGTCTGCTGCCTTAAATGGATCTGTCTCAGTGTTAGTCCGAATGTAGTCTTGGCTCTCATTAAAGATTTCGGTCTCAAATTGTTTTGACAGGGTGCGGGTTTGTTCCTGCTTTTGCTTCATCTGGAAATCAAATTCCAGCTTGTTCTTCGCGTTTTGAAACTCCGCTGCGTTTTTTGCGAACTGTGTACCAACCCTGCCCACAGCCTCGCCAGCACGCACCAGAGCCTGTCCAGGCGCTTCAAAGGCACCTGTAGGCGCTGCGGGGCCAAGACGCCCTGTGGCGAGTTCTACTGCGCTTCCTTGGCCTCTTGCATACAGCGGGATCTTTGGCATCTCTAACTCACTAATGTTTGCTGTCTATATTGCTCTTGCAGAGCAAAGAAATCCTGCTGCTGCCGGAAGCCGGCAATCGAGCTTGCGCCATTTAGGAGACTTACATAAGACGCGGTTCTGAAGCTGGACGCGCGTGCGTTGCCAACGGCACGGGTCATAGCGGCCTCTGCCATAGCATTGGCTTGCTCAATGTCAGATGCGTACTGAATACGCAGCGCGTCACGCTCCATAGCAAAGTAGCTTTCAGCCAAGGCTTGATACGGACTTCCCGACATCTCAATGCCAGATGCAGCAGTGGCTACAGTCTGTGAAGCGGTCAGCCGATCATTTGCACGGCGCAGGTTAGCCTCTTGATCAGTCTTGGCGCGTTGCAATAAAACAGCTTCGTTCTCACGCAACCTCGCGTTGTAGTCTGCGGTTTGCTGTGCTGCACGCGCTGATGCTTGGTTGCCCTTGAACCCAAGAAATGCGCTGGCTGCTGAAGCTCCTGCTGCAATCGTCATTGGATCCATTACATCACCCTTGCATAACGATAATAATCTGAACCATCAGGCCCATATTTCCTCATTATACCCTCATTTTGAAAACCAAGCCATTCTGCGAACCTTTTAGCCTTTGCATCCTTTACTGCGATGCTGGCCTGGATGCGCTGGTACTTATACTCTTCCTGCATGTGATCGAACATATTGACTGTGTGCCGCGCTACAGTCCTGGGCCGCGCAAACGCCTCCTTGCCCAAAAGCAACCACGCTTCACCGACGCCCTGCCATATGTTGTGTACGCCACCGATGCCAAGCACAACATCTTCCTCAAAAAGTGTGTAGCCCCTAATATCCTTATGCTCAACTAATGCTTTGCGGCCATCTTCAGAAAGATCAAACATGAGCTTGATGTGCTGAATATGATCTTGTGCAAACGGCAAAAATCTAAGCATCAAACGTGTTAGACCTTCTCATAATTGCAAGAATGGTCATGGGCAATGGTTGGGACTGCTGCACCACCACCCGCGCATCATTGTCGTAACCTGATGGGAACGAAATCTCTTTGTCGCCTGTAAACATAGGCACCGCTACATCCATCGCCATGCTGCTATCACGGAATGGTATGCGGTCAAGATTGTTAGTGTCGGGGCCGACCTCTGCACCTACGCTGTTGAGGAAGCGTGCCGTAACACCGTGAATACGCTTGATTTTGCCCTGTGAGATGCCGTCATCTGCGCCGCCTTCCAAACGCAGCGTTTCTACCAGCGAGTTATAGCTGTACCCAACAGATACTTTGGTTGAGCTACGATCTAAAGTAATCTTACCGCCAGACACAGTTTTGTCAGCGTGCGCAGAACCATCAGCAAGGATCTGCACTGTCTCGCCTTCAAGGTGATTAAGGCCGCTGATAGTGGTTGTTGCTGACCCGCTGTAAGTCAGACCGCTATCCAAAAAGAAAGCATCTGAGACATCAGTGCCAAAACTGATTGGCTTTAGAAAACAAATGTGGCGCACCGTTGCGCTATTGATCGTTCTTTTCACAGACACATACACCTGATCTTCTGCACCGCTGGGGATAGCTGTGATGCTCTCTACCACCCCGCTATCGCCTAATGGGTGCTGGTGCCAGCCTACAGCGCCATTGGCGCGGTCATAGGTCAGCCCTACGAGGGTGCCGTCGCTGTGGACAAACCAGAGGATAAGTTCTGGCTCTTGCTGCCAAACCATGTCTGTAAGGCCACCACTAGCCACATGCTCTGCCAAAATGGTCAGGTCAACGCCCAGCAAGCCATCTGTATCCAAGTCAAACGTGATTTCTTTCACACGCTCGCCGCCTTTTTGGATAAGGATCGTGCTGTTGCCAGCACGCAGCGGACGGATATCGGAAGAGCCAAAAGTGGTTTCACGCAAGACGTTGACGTTTGTTGGGGTTACAGGCTCTGCACCTGTGCCGCCTGACAGCGTGAACTCAGAGCTTGTGGTCAGGATCTGAAGAAACCGCGCAGGAAGCAGATGCTTAATGACGTTGACGCGATCTGACGCGATGGTGATGTTGATAGCATCGTCATCGTTAGTGCCTGGTGTATGGTTCTCAAAGTCAGCACTCTTTGAGCCAAAAATGGTCTGTGGTTGGCCTGTAGTGCCGGCAAAGTACAAACGCTCCTCGTAGAACGCCACAGCTTTGGGAAACTTTTGATCTCCTCCAAAGGCACCCAAAGACCAGCGAATGTTGGCATTGGTTGAACCCACAGCACTATCAGGCAAACGCGAGTTTCCAAATTGATCCTCATGCACATCTGCCGTAACGACAGTTGAGCTTGTGAAGCCTGTTATCTTCACATGACCATGTGCGTCATGCAGATACTGCCAATCAATACTGCCGTAGGTTTCTGTGCCTGTCAGATGCACAGGCGGCGTGTTGTTTGATGTTTGTGTGCTGCCAGTAACCTGCTTGTAAACATGCCCAGCATTACGCACCGTTACATTGTTTGCATAGCTTGTGCTTGCCGCCCACGCATCATGCTCAATCTCAAGTATTTCACGAAACCTGATCAATCGTCCGACATCGGCACTTTCAAACAAGGCTGCGGACGCCGTGATTGTTATGCCAGTGCCAGTTGCCGCAGAAGCATATAGTGTGGTTGTCGTCGTGTTTTCGTCTAGATATGGGCCGTCAATAAAGTCGATGTCTGTCAGCGTAAAGCTAGTAGCCGTTGTGCGTGTCAGCTTGGCCGGCTCATGATCTTTATGAGCAAGGAACAATACATCCGCAGACTGCACATGGTTTAGCTCAAATATTTCTGTGACCGAATAGGTGGTGGTCACCTCTACAATCTTACCAACGGTGCCGCCGCTGCTGTATGCGTCAAAGCCTGTGCCGTTGATGCCATTGAGTTCAAAGGTGTTAGTAGTCTTATTGGCTACCGTAAACTCTCGGTTGTTTAGCTGCGTCATGCCGGTGACGCTGCCAATAAACACTCTGTCACCGTTGCTCAAACCGTGAGAGGCCGCAGTTACAACCACAGGATTTGCTTGGGTGGCTGCTGTGATGGCAGTGGTAGCTTCTGTGAGTATGCCGCCGTCTTTGAAGAACCGGATGTAGTTGGCACCAAACTCAAGGACATACGCTTGCTCGTCGCTAAACTCAAAGTTTACCAGCCTGACCTTGCCGCCATCCTTTGAGGCACCCGCGTAATACGAACCAGGACGGCGTGTAATGCCACCCTGCGGGAAACTCACCATGTTGGTTAGTTCTTTTGCCGCCTCGTTGTATTTCTGTAGGTCTATACGACCTTCTAGGCGGGGCGAAAACTCTCCGGCGCGGAAATTGGTTATGATAGTAGAAACACGCGCCATATTAGAACCTGACGTTTAGGAAATCATCTGCCTGTATCTGGTCTGGGTAGCCTTCCATCGCGTCCATACCACGCGCTTCCTTCAAACGCTCGTTGTATAGCGCCATGATGGCCTGTGAAACGCCGTTGCTGCCTGTGATGGCATATGCAGTCTCTCCAGCCAAACGGTGCGCTATGGCGCTTGAAAGCAGCGTATCAAACTGTTCTGTGTCTGTGATGCGTGCGATGTAGGTAATTTTGCAGGTGCTTTCGTTGCTAAGTACTTTGCGACCTTCAACCTTAAACATCACGTTGCTGTCGTATGCAGCCAACTCGTTGTTGACGTTGCTGTTCCAGAATGAAAGAACACGCAGACAATATGGATCTGTGGGCAAGGTAAACTGATAGCTGAAGCCAAATGCAGGGGCATCGCTATCTTGCGCTAGTTCTTTACGAGTGATTGCGCAGTTCCAAGGATGCGCACGCAGAACGTGATCCCTGACAGTTTCAAAGCGCCTGTTACACAGACGCGCCTCTTTGGAGTTTTCGGTGAGTGATGTAATGGTTGCTGCACCCAGCAGATCCATAGCTTCGTTACAGATATCAACGACAGACGGCATCGCACACCTCTCAATGGAAAGAAGGGGCGGCGAACCGCCCCCTCAATGTTAGTTTACAACGTAGTGAATGATAAACGACATGTCGCCGCCAGTTCCACCAGTTGCATTGAAGGTCACCGCTACATAGTAGTAGCCGCCTGGGTCAGACGATGCGCCTGCGTTTTCCCAAAGCTGTGCGCCGATAGTGTTAATATCAGCAGCTTCGGTGCGCAGGTCTGCAACCGCCGTAGTGCCATCAGCAACAGAAGTGGCGTAGAAATCTTCATCTACGACAGTTCCATCAGTCTGATACAGGCCCACGTTGAAGGTACAGCTACCACCCAGCGCATCTGTTGCAACTGAAAGTGCAGTGATAGACGCATTGGAAGGCAAAGGTGCCAGCATCACGATATCATCGTCAGTGCTGTCGCCAGCCGCCAAGGCGATTGTACCCTGTGCAACGCGCAGTACGCCGTGAAGCTCGTGTGCCTCACTAAATACCTGCGGGGATGCTTCAAAGTTAGCAACCAGAGTCGAGTTCTTCGTAGTCATAACTTACCTCTCCTCTTAGTCAGGGGTTTCGTCACAGAAGATCTGCACAACCTTGTCTTCTTCCATGCGCACCGCTCCGATGCTCATGCAGTAGTAGACTTGGGTTGCGTATCCCTTGTCGGCGCGTTCATCAATGCGTGCGCTGATGTCTTTGCCAATGCCAAGGGTCAGACCATCTTCAGCCCATGCAAAACACTTACGAATATCGTTAGAGTCCACGGACAGACGGTTGGACATGATGAATTGGAAGCCCATGAAGGTATCCAGTTCACCTTGGACGAGAGCCTTTACAGTATTGAAGTCGCTGCTGGTGACAGTGGTGTCGCCAAGAAGATCTTCAATCTGCTTTGGGCCTACCGCGATGTAACGCGGGATCGACGGATCAACGTCATTGAGATCCATCTTGCGCTTTGCTTCACGCAGCTTTGCAAGGGTCAGACCGTCGTTGGACGATGCTGAACCTACCGAGTTAGCTGTTGCGTCAAGTGATGCGCTGCCAGAACCAGTTTCGCCAGTGTTGGCGGTGCCGGTTGCAGCAGTGATGATGACATCATCCATCGCACGACCCATTGCTGCGGCAGCAGCGCGTGCATAGGAAGAGGTCGGGTCGATGAGCATACGCACCTTGTCCTGATCGTCCACGAGATCTGCGTACTCATAGTCCGCAAGGCTCAGACGACGCCGGTCATGGGGTGTGTCCATCTGGGGGGTATCGGCATGGCGGCTGGTGCGCAGGGCAGCAGTAGCCGAACCGATCTGGTCGATGAAGGCATTTTTACCAACAACATTCTCAACGCGAACCGCATCACGCAGACGAGAACCCATCTGCTGTGAAAGCATCTGCACGTTTGCAGAATACTGTTGCACAAATGCCGTAGTGACTTGTGTAGACATGTGTCTACCTCCTAACTACAGTTACATTTTGGCGATTTGCGGTGTGCTACCCTTGCGGACACTCCTGGCCTTTTTGGCCGGCGTCGGGCCTCCGTCTTTCCGGTTGTCAGCAGGACGACTTTCGTCGCTACCCTGCACCACCCAATCATAGTACATCTGTGCCATGTGGGCTGGATTCATGATATCACGTTGAGTGCCAAACTCAATGGCTATCCTAAGACACTCTAAACGCAGTTCAATTCGCTCTTCATCTGTCATGAACCATACTCATCAGTTCTTGCACATGATTGATAGCGTTCTGCCGCGCTGTGACGTTCTTGCTGTCCCAATACGCATGGCTCTTATCATTCATGATTGCGTCAATCTCAGCCTGTGCTTGCTTGGGTGTCATGCCATAGTTCGCAGATGCACCGTCGATGCTGTCCTCGCTAGTCACAGTAGACTTGAAGTCTGCCATAGCTGCGAAAGCCTTTATGAAGGCAGGGTGATTGCCAACCAAGGTGCCATCTGACAACTGCATATCGAGGATGCCGTCGCCGGCAAACTCACGCGCTGCACTAGATGCTGCGTTGATTTTGGCATCATAGTTGTTGCCCCACTCACGACGCAGTTCAGCCTCTGTGTTAGACGCCTGATCTGCCACCATCTGCTGCATTTGTTCCGCAGAGTTCGACACAGAAGAGCGATAGTATTCCAGCACGCCTTGTGCTTGTTGTGGCGTAAGGCGCAGTTTGTGGGCAATATCGGCGTACTGTGAAGCCATGTCCTCAGTAATGACGTTGCCGTCTGCCTTGATCTCGTAGCCCTCTGGTGCCTCTGGGCGACCAAGCCGGCCATAAATGTTGTCGAGATCTTCATCTGTCGGGTTGATGGGCAGCGGAATCTTCTCCGAGCCAATCAATCTTTGTGCGTTGACGTATGAACGCGCTAGGTTTTCCACATCCTTGATAGGCCCAAAGCTGGGGTGTTCGCGGATGTCCTCCGGTATCATGGTCAAGAAGTCGTTACCAGACCCGCCCTGTGCTACCTCTGCCGGTGTTTCCATTGGCGCAGCATCAGGCTGGGCTACCTGTTCAGCCACTTGTTCTGACATTTAGTCCTCACTCATCATGTTGTAGATATGAAGGATTACTGCACGTTTGCCTTCTTCAAACGCTGTGGCATTTGCATCTCCCGCCACATAGCTTGAAGCACGCCAGTTACAGCGTGCCTCAAGATCTCGTAAAACCTGTTCCCCAGCGTGGTCACTAAACACGCCCTTGTACATCTCTCGCAGCTTCTTAACTTCCACCGCCATCGCTTACCATCCTCACTGCTTGTGCGGCCTGTGCAGCCGTATAAACGTCTTCTGCGCCTTGTTGACGCTCTAGCTCTGCTTGCTGTGCGGCAGCACGCTGCTGGCGTTGCTGATCGACCTGCGCTTGCGGCAACAGTACGTCTTTCGGCACACCCAGAGAGTCTACAACATGATTGACAAGCCCATCTGGGTTGAGGTGGTCGCCAACTGGCAGCGATTGTGCAAGGGGCAGAAGTATCTCCAGAGCCTTCATCGTGCCATTCAAGCTGCTGGACTTCTGTGCGCGTGCCAGTGGCGATACATATTCGATGTCTACATCTCTGCCTTGCAGCACCTCTGGCGGCACCGCAAGCATGTCATTGCGCAGCATCAGCGCAAACACACGGTCAATCATGGGACGCAGCATCTCATTCATCAGACGCCCCAGAACCGGCCCTATGACGCGCATACGCTCTTCTTGACGCTGCACTACCTCTGTGGCGGTCATGTTAGGCGTAGCGGCTGATAGAAGTTGATCTACATAGAACGCAGAGCGGATTGCACCACGGCGCTGTTCTTCCATCTGCAAGCCGATAGGAATATTTGCGCCTGTGTTTAGTGGCGTAATGGTATCCCTTGTGCCACTCCTGAAGAAGTTGAGGCCACCTGGCTGCGTGCGGATAGGGAGAAGGAACCCGTCATCAGGAACAAGTAGCGGAGGATCTATTTGTTTCTGCGCAGCTTGGATGATGGTTTTTGACATCAAGTTAATCATCTTAACGTCAGGCAACGCCACCATCGCAGGTGACCGTCCCATTACCTCTCCAGTTGCCTTGAGGAAGCGCGGGACAATGTACGGAAACTCTTGGAAGCCGCTGATCGCAATCGGCATCTTGGTTTCCATACAAATATAGACTGACGCAAACGGCATGTTCTTGTTGTCGCGCTTCGTGGGATCACGATCATCGCGCGGCAGAACAGCGTGCAGCAGCGTTACCTCTTCATCTGGCTTCTTCTCAAATGTGCGCTGGATAAACTTGCCTACGTTCTCCAGCCCAAAGCGTTGCACAGCTTGCCGTGCAGGGATCTTGTACTTACGAAACACAGTATCAACCAAGCCAAACTGGTCTTCTGCAACGTAAAACTCCGAGATGTGACGTGTGCTGAACCGCAGGTTCTCGCCATCCATCTCTACAAACATACAGCCGGTGCCAAAGACAACGAGATCCACATACAGTTCGTGTACCTCAGTCTCAAAGTTTGACTGATTAAACGCCCTGATCATGCGCTTGCTGCTGTCTTCCAGCCAACGCTGCACCATGTCATCACGGCCAATGTCAGGATCTTTCATTGCAAGATGGAACCACGGCGTAGCGCCGCTGGTAAGCATCCCATGCAGTGAGGCAGACAGAAGGTCTACAGCCTGTAGTGCGGTGCCATCAAAGATAAGCTCCATACGCTTTTCGCCGCGACTACGCTTGCGCACAATGTCGGCTTTGCGTGGCAGCATATAGTCTGCCAGTTCCTGATAATGGGTATCCCAATTATCACGACGAGTTTCTAAATGATCGAAACGAGCTACAAGTTCTTTGATGGGATCCATCTTAGCCACCTATCCTAGCAATGTCGGAGTTTGCCCTGACACTGCTTGTTCCTCCAACGCACCAGCTACAACGGTAGCGCCACGCCCCTTACGCTTGCCTGTGGCTTGACGCAGTGACTCAGCGGCCAATGCCTCTGCACGCGCAAAGTCAGTCTGTGCCGGCGGCTCTGGCGGCGGCGGTGGTGGTGGCATCGTAACCTTTGGGGTGAACATAGACATCAGCTACTCCTACGTTAAACGTCCAGAACCGGATGGCACTGTAGCACTTGGGCCACGCAGCAATACGCCGTAGCCAGTTTCAAAACTGCCAGCACCACCAGCCCTAGTTCCCCTTGTTCTGCGCCGACCTCTTTCTCGGCCACCCATAAGGGTCGTGTCATCAGGCACGAACTCTTCAGTTACTTCTGGCGTGATCTCTGGCGTTATTGTGCTTTCTACACCCATTGCGCCAAACATGGGCTGAATATTCGCAGCAGCACCTGGAGTTTCTTGCCCCTGCGGTGTAACTCCGCGAGTTATGAAGGTGCCGCTAGGGCTTAGAGCAAACTGCGGCGTGCCGCCGGCCCTCAAATTTTTGAGCTGGTTCTCAATGTTGATACGCGAAATGGCACCCAAAAATCCGGGCATTGTTTGTTCTTTGCGTTTCTCAAGTTGCTCAATAGCCATCTGGCGCTTTTCAGCTTCTGGATCGCCTTGTCCACCAGTGCGTAGCGAAATCAAAGTCTCAAGCTCTTGCTGCCTTGAAGCCTCTGCACGCTGCACGCCAGTTCTCGTTAGCACGCCACCACCAGAGCTATCGCGCACAATGTTACCGCCGCCGGTTACATAAGATTGGTCGCCGCTTACAAAAGATGCACGACGCAGCCGCTCTTCTTCGCGCTTTCTAGCGCCTGACATGCGTGTTGCATCTGCGCGTGTGCCAGCAACTTTGCCTGGCTCTGCGTAAGGATCTCTGCGAGGTTCTGCGTCTACACCTGGACTACCGCCACCGGAACCCATATCAATTCTCCTTGAGCTTGTGAAAGCCAATTTTGCCTGTTTCAGTACGCAACCAATAGCAGTCACTATATCCCATTTCGACAAATGTGTCTTTCAAATACCTGCAACCTGCTTTTACGCTCTTAAAACCACCAAAAGCAATAAAGTCCACGACCCAAGGGCTGTCGCCGCAGCCACGGAAGCCAGATGGTGGAAACTTGCCGGTGCGCACATAGGTGTCGATGTGGTGCATCTCAGGAAAAGCCCATGTTGCAAACACATACGGAAAGCCTGTTCCATCTTCAATGATGAGATAGTTGCCTAGAGCCAACGGCGGCTCAATAAACTCTTTGATGTCCTGATCACTATAGTCTTGGTGATAATGACTGACTGTCATCATAGCCGTAGCTGTCTTGTAGTGGTGCAGGTCAACTATCATAGCGTAAACGGATTGTAGTCGTTCATTGCCATCTGTTGCGGAGGCTTTGTGAGATTTTGTTTATTCTCCAGCCCAACAGCCAAATACCTAAACGCATCCGCAGCATGACTCGTGAAATCATGGCGCGGGTGATCTCTGAAAACTTTTTTGCGTTCATCCCATTCCTGCCTGTACTGCCTTAGCATCTCTACGCCATCATTACACTTATCTCTGTCAAAAAAGCATTTTGGCATCATCATGCGTGCTGCATTGATGCCGTCAGCTACTTTCATTTTAGGGATAACACGGAAGCGGATGCCGAGACTAAACGCAGTCTCAAGCCGTGACTTGCCGCTACCTAGCTCTCTTACTTCGATATCGTGCGGAGCGAGGTGATCACCGTAGTGATAATCTTTTTGGCGCAAGACTTCAGCGTAGTGATCCAGCCCAACACCACCGTTCTCATAGTAGTCAATGATGTTGATAGAGCCGCCACGAAAGACTTGAGCAAACCATATAGCCGTTGAGTCATTTATACCCAGATCCCAGGCTGTATGCACAGGATAAGCAGGATCATACGGAACCCTTGTAATCCTTCCAGCATCATCGGCATCAGCCAGCAGTTTTCCATAGTAGGCACCAATGATAGCAGCAGTGAACGAACATTCATACTCTTGCTCGTATTGCTCTGGTGTCATCTGTGCCTTTGCCGCCTCAAGCTCCTCTGCCTTCACCAAGCCGCTCTCAGAGGCTTTGACGGTCTTGTGGTACCACTGGTCAGAGCCATTGGCCGTCTCAGCCTTGGCTTGTTCCAATAGATCAAAAAAATGATTATGACCGGCTGGGGTGCCTAGAAATACAGCCGCACCCTCTCTGTCGGACAGTGCCGGCCTTACAACCTCCCCCCATACCCTAGGGTTCTGCATCCCGAACTCATCGAATACGCACAGATCCAGATAGATACCGCGTAAACTGTCAGGGTTTTCCGCAGACAACAGCATCAACCTGCCGCCATTAGGGAAGTCTACTCGCAGTTCAGTTTCATTAAAGTTCACGCCAGGTATCACAGACGCATAATACTTCACATAATCCCACGCAATACGCTTCGCTTGCGTAAAAGTGGGTGCCACAAACGCCACTCTGGGCCTTGGCAGTTCACAAGTAAGCGCGTGCTTAATAAGATGATTAACAGCCCAGACAGTCTTGCCAAACCTGCGGTGCATCACAAGCACGTTCCAACGCTTCACGCTGGTGTGCATCTCAGCTTGTAAGTCTCTAGGCTTGTAAGGGATCTTAACCTGCACTATCGCTCTCCCAAACGATACGCACCGTGCCGTCACTTACCTCTACACCAGCACGGTTCTTCACATCACCATACTGATCCGGCATGACCTTGCCCACCTTCCACCGAACATGAAGGGCATAGTCTCTTAAAACATTAGGATCATACTTCTTCTGACCAGTAAGCTGCTGCTGATACATAACCTCGACATCCTCCAATGCCTTCTCCGCACTCTGCTGCTGCGCAGTACGAATAAGATTACTTAACTCAGCATCCTCCCCCATCTTCTTATACAGCACTGACCTACTGATCCGCGCCTCTTTACAAGCACTGACAAGGCTATGACCTTGCATCACCAACTCAGCAACGCTCTCTGCCTTGCTCTGCGTTAGCCTAGCCATGTTTCCTCCTGGCTGTGTGTGGGTATGGGCCAATTAACACACATAGACCGTGGCCGCGCGTGGCGGGGGCGATGCCTTTGTCTTGCCCCCCCGGCGGGGTCGCTGCTGTGCGGCGCTGGCACTGCTGCACCGGCAATGCTGCGCGTCTCTGTCTGCGTTGTGTGTGTGCTGGCACAC